CTGTGTGTGGGCGTAGGCTTTCTCGTTTCGATTTCGATTTGAAAGTGGCGGCGTTTGTCCACTCCCCCATATGCCATCTCCCACGTAAAAATCCGTTTTTATCCACTCAACCCTCGTTATAGGCCACACGCATGGAAGCTGATTCCGATCTCGATTCAAAACAGGCCGTTGATACTGGCATTGCTGAAATCTTAAAAAATCCAGAAGTGATTGAGGAGATAAAACTTCCATCTCCTTTGCAAACAGTAGAGGTTGTTATCAACCCTCCTGGACGTAAGGACTACAGTAACCAGCGGTATGAGAAGGACGCTGAGACCTGTGGTGCTGTTACTCGGCTTGCGAAGTTGGGTTTGTCAAAGAGTGCTGTAGCTATAGCGTGTAGGCTTAGTCCGAATGAGCTAACGAAGTGGTATGGCGAGGAGTATGCGGCTGGTCAGGCTGGTATGCAGGAGGTTGTAGCTAGGGGTTTGATGGAGCAGGCTATGGCTGGGAACCCGCAGGTCTTGATGTATTTGGGTAAGAGTAAGTTAGGTTGGACTGAGGCTAATACGGTTGAGCACGTTGGCACTATAAACGCTGTTGTGTCAGCTAAGCCTTTGAGTAGGGATGAGTTTGAGGCGAGGTATCTTGCTAATAACAATAATGAAGATGATACCGAAGCATAAATAGACGTAAGTTTATGCAATAGAAATACTTAAATTCTAGTGCGAACGAGTGTGAGGAATAGCCGAAGGATATTCTCTATCGCTGCAAGCGATGGTGTTATATAGTCTTTGCTGCAACGGTCACATACTGACAGCCTTTTTACTGTTTCGAGTTGTGATGTGTGTTTGAAGACTAGCCGAATACGAACAGTGGTAGGTGTCTTACGTTGCTTGACTTAAAACATGGAGACAGGGCGTGACTGCCAAGATTCAACAGAACATCCTATATTATTATTGTTGTCCTAAGTGCGGCTATATGAGCATTGGCGTTACTCATACGGATTGGCTGCACTGTGGGCATAAGCGGTGTGGCTTACGGTTTATACGGTTTGGCAACACAATAGATGAGTGGGAGTACAGGAGGATATGGGGATGAGCCAAGCGAATCATAAACTACGAAGTAGTGCAGGGAATTTGGTAATGAAAACACCTGAAGAGTTGCAAAAAATAGCAAAGGTTATGCAATCAGCGCAAGAGTTGAGCGAGCAAGCTATTAAGTGGATGAAGACCCTGCCGACTGCAAGTGAGCGATGTAATCAATGCGCTTGTGAAGGATATAGGGCTGGCCACAAAGCAGCAGCGCCGCAGTGGATTAGCGTTAAGGATCGGCTGCCGCCACCAAAAGTAACAGTTTTATGGTGGAATGAAACAGCGGATCAATCAGGAGTTTCTAGCTATGAATATATGTCGCATTGCAATGACACCATGATTGAGTGGGGAGACGCTGGTTATCTTTCAATAAAAAACTTTACCCACTGGATGCCGCTGCCTAAACCACCGGAGGAAGTATGAGCGAGTGGATCAGCGTTGATAAACAGCTTCCAGAGCTTGAAATTCAATGTATTTGGATTGATGTAAGATGTATTGCCTTAAATGCAATGGCAGCAAGGAATGTAGATGATTGCGAAATGTGGTGGAATAATTATACCCACTGGATGCCGCTACCTGCTGCGCCAGAGGAGGAAAAATGAAGACATTTACCATTGCCGACATTAGAAGCTGGAACCCTTGCTACGACCCAAACAGGCACCTGCCTGAAGATTGGAGTGGCACAGTGCTTGAGATACTAAATCACAAAACAATATCACCCAAAGACAAGTTCTGGGTTGTATGTAGAGAGGATTTAATAGATGCAAAAACGCTGCGACTTTTTGCCGTGTGGTGTGCTAGGCAGGTTGAGCATTTAATGACAGACAGCAAAAGCAAGCAAACGCTAGACGTTGCAGAGCGTTTTGCACACGACAAAGCAACTAGCGATGAACTAACTGCTGCTCGTGCTGCTGCTTATGCTGCTTATGCTGATGCTGATGCTGATGCTTATGCTGATGATGATGCTGCTGATGATGATGCTGCTGATGCTGCTGATGCTGCTGCTGCTGATGCTGCTGCTGCTGCTTATGCTGCTGCTAATGCTGATGCTCGTGCTGCTGCTTATGCTGCTCGTGCTGCTTATGCTGATGCTGCTGCTGCTGCTGCTGCTGATGATGCTGATGCTTGTGCTGCTCAAATTGCACAACTAATAAAAATGGTACAAGAATAATGGGCATAGAACACCGCATGAAAGATGAGAGTGAATACAGTAGACGTTGCCCCTGGTGCGAGCATCTCAGTACTGTCAGCGTAGAAGCTGGGAAGGATTTTTACTTTTGTTGTCAAAACCCTGCGTGTAGTGTTGATCGCATATACGGGGACAATGCAGTTATGACGAGTAACTATGATTGTAAAGACCGAGAAATTCTATAAATGCCCTGAATGTGGCGCTGTGGCGTCAGTGGATGAGGAACTAGACCCAGGAGAGGCTGAAACCTGCCTAGAGTGCGAGACTGAGGTGGATTCACGAAATAACCTGGCTATTTGGGAAGAGTTTTATGCGTACTGTCAAAAGCTGAAGGGAATATAAGTGACTGAAGCTACCGAACGTATAGTTTGGGCTCCTCAATCTGGTCCACAGGAAATGCTAGTAGCGTGTCCTATTACCCTTATAGGCTACGGTGGCGCTCGTGGTGGCGGCAAGACCGATGGGGTGTTAGGTAAGTTTGCTATCAACCAAGAACAGCTTGGAGAAGCATTTAACGCTATCTTCTTTCGTAAAGAGCTACCACAAGCAGACGATTTGATAGAACGAGCTAAACAGATTTACTTACCGCTTAGGGCTCACTGGCAGGACCAGAAGAAGCAGTTCACGTTTCCTAATGGTGCAAGGTTACGGTTTAGACCACTAGCGGATGATAGCGATGCTGAGAAGTATCAGGGACAGAATTTGAGTCATGCAGCTATCGAGGAGGCAGGTAACTTCTCAAGTCCTAGTCCAATCTTTAAGATGTTTGGAGCGTTGCGAGGTCGTGGGCGTGGGCAGGTCATACTTACGTTTAACCCAGGCGGCGTAGGTCATCACTGGCTTAAAGAGCTGTTTATCAAGCCAGCACCGATGGGGAAGAAGATACTTACCAAGGCATTACCTAACGGGAGTAGTTTTGACTACATTTATATCCCTAGCCGTATAGCAGATAACAAAATTCTACTTGCTCAAGACCCAGAGTACATTAACAGACTTCACATGGTTGGTAGTCCTGAGCTTGTACGAGCGTGGCTAGAAGGAGATTTTGAGATACATGAAGGTAGCTACTTTCCAGAGTTTAGTTCACGCCACATTATCCCTCCTTTTAATATCCCTAAGCATTGGCCTCGTTATCTTGGTTACGATTGGGGTTTTCGCAGTCCTTTTGCCGCTGTGTGGGGTGCTGTTAGTTCTGGACGAGATGACAAGGGTAACGAGGTACCTTACCCAAAAGGTGCGATGGTTATTTACCGAGAGATGCATGGCAAAGGTATCGACAACGTGCAGCAAGCAGAGCGCATTGCCTCAGTATCAGTTGGAGAGAATGTCCATGCAGCAGCAGATCCTTCCATCTTCAATAACCAAGGTGGACCAAGTATCGCCGACCAATTCCACACAGTGTTTGCAAAGTACAAGCACCCAAACTTCAGGCAAGCGGATAATGACCGTCTATCAGGGTGGTCGCAGATAAGACAACGGTTGGTTGCTAAGCCTTCTCTGTTGTATATTACCACCAACTGCCCAGGACTATTAGAAGCTCTGCCTAGTTTGGCGATTGACAAGCGAAGGCCAGAGGACGTTGATACAGAAGGTAACGACCATCTTCCAGATGCTTTACGCTACCTCTGCAAAGAACGCTTAATTGATAGTAAGTGGGAGCAGCCAGCAGAAGTATTCAACAAAGGCGTGATTAAGTTACAAGCGTATATCGCACAGATGCGGTCGCAACGAGGTAGAGCTACGATATGAAGATTAAGCCATTAGTCGAACGATTCTCTTCTACCTATTGGAAAACCGAGATTACTCGTGCTGAAGAAAGGTCGAAGAAGTTCTTCGAGATGGCTGAAGAATCTATCCGTGTTTATAATGCTCAAAAGCAAGTAGGTATTCTAAATGATACTGAACGACGACTTAACGTATGGTGGTATTGTGTTAATACTCTCCTACCTGCTTATTATTCTTCCACACCAAAAGCAGAAGTAAGCCTTCGTAAACGCACTGGTGGAACAATCGAAGAGCTATCCGCAACTATCCTAGAGCGAAATATTCAGTACAACATGGATGTAAACTTCCCATTTGATAACGTGGGATATAACGCTGCATTGCAGTTTTTGCTTACAGGACGATCTGTCCTTTGGGCAAGGTACGAGGCAGAGATCGAAGAGAACGAAGTTGAGATAGCTCTATTCCAAGCTCCAGATGGGTCTTTGATTGATGACAAGGGAGCCCCATTTACCCAAGAGATACTTGAGCAGCGAGAAGGGCCAGGAGGTCTAATCCTTGCCACCGTTAAGACTGAGGGGAAGAGCGAGGAATATGCGCTACTTGATGTAGTTCAGTATAACGATTATTTCTGTTCAGATGCTCGTAATGAGACAGAAGTAGAGTGGCGTTCTCGTCGTGCATATCTTAATCGCTCACAAGCTGAAGAATTGTTTGGTGCTGGCATTGCGGATGAGATGTATTTTGATTCATTTCCAGACAAAGCCACAAAAGACTGGAACAAAGATGCAGATAAGTATGAAGGGAAAGCAGAGGTTTTTGAGATTTGGTGTGAAGAAACCGAGACAGTTTATTGGGGCCATAAAGCTGCTAAAGAGTTTATCATTCACAAGTCTGAGCCACCTATAGACTTTGAGAGCTTCTATCCTTGCTCTGTAATCGCACAGTCAGCAGACCCAGATAGCGTGATTCCAGTATCAGACTATGCGCACGTTAAAGACCAAATCCTTGAGATTGAGCGGCTTACAACCCGTATTCATGCCGTAACTCAAACTATCCGCACTAATGCTCTTTATGACGCTTCTCTTGGCCTACAGGTGGAGCAGCTTATGATTGGGGACTTAAAGATGGTGCCAGTAATGAACTGGCCGTCCTATAAGTCCCGTGGGGGCATCCAGGCTGGCGTAGAGTTTATGGACATTGCTCCATACGTTAATGCTCTCCAACAGCTTCAGGCAGCACGACAATCAGCACTATCTCAGTTGTATGAAACACTCAAAGTAAGCGATCTGCTTCGTGGAACTAGCGACCAATACAAGTCTGCCACCGCTAATAGACTTGAATCACAATGGTCGTCACTTGGCCTTGTAGTCAGGCAGAATATGTTCTGTAAGTTTGTTTCAGATGGCATTGAGCGTCTTGGAACGATTATTGCAGAGCAATTTGACCCAGAGACAATTTTTGATGTTGGTGATGGCGATAGAATGATTGAGGCAGTATTGCCTCCTCCTCCAGCTCCACAACCAGGGCCAGATGGTCAGCCAATGCCACCAATGGGACCACCACCTGAGATACAGATCCAAATCTTTAAGCAGAAGATTATTAGCCTACTTAGAAGCGACGATAGGTTGTCATACCGTATCAGAATTGCGTCCGACAGCATGGTAGCTATTGACCAAGCTCAAGAGCAGCAAGAGGGCGCACAACTCATGTCTACTTGTGGCGAGTTTTTCAATCAGATGAAGAGTTTGATTGAGCAATACCCACCGCTACTTGGATTTTCTATTGAGCTATTCCAAAACGTAATCAAGCGATTTAAGTCTGGGAAAGAGCTTGATGGCATCTTTACTAAGGCATTAGTTCAGATTGGAGAGATTGCCAAAGCGAAGGAAGAAGCAGCTAAACAGCCACCTCCTCCAGACCCAGTTATGCAAGAGATGCAAGCTAGGATGCAGATTGCTCAAATGGAGTCACAAGCTCGTATTCAGGCAGTACAGATCCAAGCTCAAGATGGGCATGAAAAGAACATTCTTGCTTCTCAAGAGCAGCAGATGAAGATGCAGCGTGAGCAGCTTACGGGCAACATTCAGATACAAAAAGCACAACTAGAGCAGTATGTAGCTGAGCAAGAGTTGGCATTGAAGCAGCAAGAGCTTCAAATCAAAGCTAACGCTGTTCAGGTTGATATGCTAAAAGTTCAAGCGATGACCGAAGGAGCGCAAGTTAAAAACGATATCACAGCAGAGAATAATAGGCTGCAAGGACTGTTAAAAGTTCAGGAACTTGATGCTAAACAGATGCAATTCCGTTTGTCACAGCAAGAGAAGTTAATGGAAGAGCAGCGACTAGCTCAGGAACAAGCTATTGAGCAAGCAAGATTAAGTCTTGAGGCTAATAGGCAAGTTCAAGAAAGTTTGACTCAAGCACAGCCGACTATTGTGATTGCTAAACCTACACAGACTATTGGATGAGCAAATATAAACTTTATCAGTGGTGCGCAGTACAAGAGAAAGTAGTTCCAGTTGAAGAAGTAATGGTGCGTGTTCATGCGAACGCAGCGCATTGTTTCATTCATGATGAGATGCCACCAACTAGAAATCCTCTCAACCCTAAAGAGATTTACACAAGTAAAAGCAAGTTAAGAGCAGCGTATAGAGCTGCTGGTGCTGAAGAAGTAGGCACTGAGTTTGAACGTGGATATAACCCCGATCGTCATGCCGAAAAGCGTGAAAAGAAGGTTGTGTCTAATTTTATGAGACAGGTAAGGGATAGACTAAATGGATAACGTAGAGACATACACAGAAGAAGTTCAAGACTTAACTTCAGAGGATACTGAGATAGTTGCAGAGCGTGGAGAGCAAGAAAAGATTAGTATGCGTGATGCTCTTGGCCGTAATTTTAAGGCTGAAGACGATAAGATCGTTAGTGACGCTCCAGAGCATAATAACCCCGAGACAGAAGAAGTAACAGAAACGGTTGAAGTTGAACCAGAGATAGAACGTATCCCCGTGGTCCCTCCAGCGGATATGAATAAAGCAGAGAAGGACGCATTTCTTAACCCTACCCCTGCCAATGCCCACGTCCTTCAGCAGTACATGAATCGTAGGGCGTATGAGCTTAGAAGCGACCATCAACGCCATATGGTTGAGGTTGAGCAGCTTAAAAAGCAGACCTCTAGCATTGTTGATACTATCAAAGAGTACGAGAACGATTACGCCAAGCAGGGTATTTCGCTAGGTGACATAGCTAAACGCTCGGTCGCTTGGGATAAGGCCATGCAAAACAACCCTGTTCAAACAGCGTTAGAGTGGTTGGACTCTTATGGTCTTAGTTTGGATGACCTTACAGCAAGTCAGCAGCAAGCACTTCAGCAGGGAACATCTCAATATCAACAGCCCCAGCAAAACTATCTCACAAGAGAAGAGGCTGAACGGATAGCGGAAGAGAAGTTCCAGTCATACCAACAACAGCAGCAACAAAACGCAGTTGCCTATTATAATGAGCGAGCTGTAGAATCGTTTATGTCAGCCAAGCCTCTATTTAGAGATCCAGAGACAGCTTCGCAGTTAGAAGCTGAAATGGCTCCGATAGTACAGGCATTAACGACAACTGGTAAGTATAGCTCGCCTGAAGCGATCCTAGAAACTGCTTACAATTATGTTGTTGCTGGCAACCCGACCTTTTCCAGTCTGAATTCAGCAATGACTGCAAAGGTGGTGATGGATCAAAAACAAGCGGTAGTCCAAAAGGCTAAATCCGCTTCTCGCTCAATCTCAGGGTCAGCAGGTAGTGGGGCTCCGAGAGTAGTATCAAAAGATTTACGGGATAACCTTCGTCGTCGATTTGGCGGCGATTAGCTAAAGGCTAGTTTGGTTGTCCTGTAATTAAAAATTTATAGGACAATTAAAATGGCAAATTTAGAGGAAGCAATCGTAGCTACCTTGTTTGATCAAAGCGATCAAATTGCGGACGAGATTTTGCATCATAACCCGCTCTTGGCTTCGCTTGACGCTCAAGGTCTTATCCGTAAATTCTCCGGTGGATATGAACTCCGTAAGCCTATCATGTATAATGATGCGGCTGTTGGTGGTTTCTACGCTGGATTTAGCTCGTTCAATCTTGATTCCATTGATGATGCAACTGCATTTCGCTTTGCTATCAAGCAAGCGTATGAGCCAGTAGCAATCTCTGGTCGTGATCGTCGTGCTAACCGTGACCAAGCTATGTTGCTTGATCTCGCTGAAATGAAGATGAAGGCTTCTATCGCTCGTCTTAAAAATACTGTTTCTACCTCGCTTCGTGGCGATGGAACTGGAAGCGGTGGACTTGAGTTCGACGGTATCAAGAAAGCAGTTTCGACTTCGCCAGCTTCGGGAACTTATGGTCAGATCGACCGTACTAGCAACACATGGGCACGTAACCTTGCGGTTAACGTAACCCTCACTGCTGCTAACGTACAAGAGCAGGTAACGGATGCAATCAGCCAGATTACTCGTGGCGATGAAACTCCAGACCTTGCACTTTGTGATCGTACTGCTTGGAAGTTCCTCCACAGCTCTCTTACAGCTATTCAGCGTATTGCTCTTCCCGCAAAGAAGGCTACTGCTGGATTTCGTGCATTGAGCTATGACGGATGCGATTTCGTATTCGATGGTGGATTTGGATCTTCAGTGCTTGAGACAAACTCAATCAGACTTCTTAATACTAAGTATTGGTCGTTTGATATGGTTCGTGGCGCAGACTTCAAGCCGCTTGCTCCAGAGATGAATCGTCCTGTTGACCAGGATGCCTTCTTCACTGTGATCATTGTGGAAGGAAATCTCTGCTGTGCTGCTCCAGCTCTTCAGGCTGTTATTTACGCTTAATTAGTAGGAGGAACATAAAATGGCACGTTCAGGATCTTTTGGAGTTAATTACAAAAAGTCGTTTGGAACAGATCCAGCAATCGTTGAAGCAAAGCTTGGCGATATTGGTTCTGATACAGATGGCGAGTGGATGTATGTTAAAGCAAGTGCTGCTGTTGCTCAGTACGCATTTGTTTTGATCACAGACACATTTACCGCAGCAGAAACTTCTGGAGCTTCAACCATTGTTCAGCACGTTGGTGTTGCTCAAAATGCGTTGTTGACCAATGAGTTTGCATGGGTATGGATCGGTGGTCCTGCTGGTGGCGGAGTTGGTAAAGGAATCAAGGGTAAGATTGCAGCATCGTATGTTGCTAATACTCCTCTTCTTACAACTGCTGCTGCTGGTGTAGCTGATGATGCTGGTTCGACGACAATCAAAAACGTATCTGCAACTACTGCTACAGTAGGGGCAGCAAGCGTGGAATTGAAGTCGACTGGTTACTTAACCCTCAACTAATTAAAAGCGGCTGGCTTGTATAGCAGCCGCAATTTAAGGAGAATATATGTCACTTCTTACAGATTTGATTGGTTTGGGATTACCGCCAGAGCAGGCAAATGTTTTTAATTCACAAACATTGTCTTCTGCTCCAACTTTTTCGTCTTCTGGGTCTCTTACGGCAGCCGGAACTACTGTTGCTGATGCTCTTGCTCTTACCTCGTTTATAAACTTGGTTGGAACAGCGGCAGCAAGCACTGGTGTTAAGCTCCCGATAGATTGTCCGATTGGTCAGATTGTTTATATTGCGAATAATGGAGCTAACAGCATAAAGGTTTATGCTCAAAGTTCTCAGACACTCAATACAAGCATCGCTGGCGCTACTGGAACCACGGTAACTACTGCACAAGCTCTTCAGTGTATTCGTCAGTCGAGTACAAACTGGATTGCTATGCTTCACACTAAGGCAACTTAGTTTTATGGGGAGGCTTGTTCAGCTCCCCTATTTTTTTGGTAATTTATGCCACCAAGAAGCGTTTCATTATCTTCTATTGTAAGAAACACTGAAGATAAAGATTTGTTAAAATATGACGATGTAAACTTGGCCAAAATTGCAAAATTTATTGGGCAAGATTCTTTAGATCAAATTTTAGCAGGTTATAAATCAAAACAATCTTTTACAATTTCTGACGTGCTAAAACGCTTAGGAATATCTGCTAAAGAATTAGACGTAGATCCATCAGCAATTTTAGGAAAGGAATAAGTAACCATGCCAGATTTTACACCAAGCAATCCTAGTGCATTATTTTCTGCTCGAAGCGTTGCCGCTGTGACTGCTTCTGATTCTACCGATCTAACTGGCTGTAGAGCTTTGTGGGTTGGCGGTACTGGCAACCTAGTTGTTAAAGGAGTCGACAATGCTTCAGCCGTTACAATCGTTATTCCTGCGGCTGGTGTGCTTATCCCAATTTTTGCTAGTCGTGTTATGGCAGCTACTACCGCAACGTCTATTGTGGCGTTTTACTAGTATGTTTATTGGAATCAATGGCATATCAATTTGTCGTCCCGGCAAACAGGGTGCGTCATTTGATCCAAGTTCTCTGAGCCCTTTGGTGTGGCTTGAGGGAGATAAAAACGTCACTAACGACGGCAGTGGCAACTGTTCAGCTTGGGGAGATTTGTCTGGCAATTCACGCAATGCCGCTCAAGCTACTCTTGCTGATAGACCTCTTATTGTTGCAGCGGGTCAAAACGGCCTCAATATTCTTAGGTTTGACGGTGCAACGGATTTCCTTGAAATACCTCTTTTTACTGGACCATTTGCGTATCCAGTTACATGGTATATAGCACTAAAGGTGCCTACGTTGTCGGTGGATTACGGACCGATCCTTGATACTTATCAGGGATTAGGTGGCAACGCTGGTTATACGTTTTATATTAAAAGCACGTACAAAAGTGCTGTGTACGCTAAAGTTGGCGCACCACAGGTATCCTATGACGGAACAGGCACGACGACCTACGTGGCCAATAGCAAGTACACGTTGGCTTATGTAGTCGGAAACAGCGCTACTAATCCTGTGACTTCTTACACAAACAATGTTCAAGATGGACAGATCAGCGGTACCTATACTTTAGACACCAATACTTTGGCGCAACCGCTTTTGATTGGTAAAGGTTTTGGCACCGTAAGACGCATGGCTATGGATCTATATCACATATCCTGTTTTGCGGGAGCGCATGACGCTACAACTAGAGGTAAAATGCAAACTTGGATACAAGCTAAGTGGGGTATCTAAATGCGTTGGTCCCAAGATTTAATTTCTGGTGTATACATACTGACATAGACAATTCTTTTAAGGAGAACTATGGCACAAATAGACTGGAATAATTTAATGAACGGACAATCGCAGCCACGACGAAGATTCCATGGCGCAAATGTTCGCTTCTTTAATTCTTATAATGAAAACCGAGAAAAGAGTTTGCAAGCTGGTCGGGCAATCTTTGACGAAATTCCATCCATTTCTATTCAGTATCCAGGTGGAGATGAGACAGTTCGTAAGATTGAGCCACAAGACGTAGCTGATTATCCAGAGCTTTATGCTGCGTTTAAGGTTGGTAGCGAAGTTGTAGTTAGTGGAACTCCTCTTGCTGAATGGCCGTTGATGAATGGGTCAACTCTCCGTGAGTTACAGCATCTTGGATTTAAGACTGTTGAGCAGCTTGCGGATGCCCACGATGAGCTTAAACGTAAACTTGGACCAACTGGCCGTTTTGTCAAGATGGCTAAGGATTGGCTGGAAGCTGCAAACTCTTCTCAGTTCAATGTAGTTGCTCTTAAACAGCAGCTTGAGCGTGAACAGAAGAGAACAGCGAAATTAGAAGAACAGGTAGAGTTGTTATTGCAGCGAGTAGAAGGGAACGAAGGCATCGATCTTCGTCCACGTCGAAAGGAGGTGATCCGTTCTATCGAGGTTGAGGATGAGCTGCTTGAAGAAGGCAGCCAAGATGAGGTTCTTGAGGAAGAGGCCGCACCTAAACGCAGAGGCAGACCAAGGAAAGTATGAGTTTAGTCACCGCAGTTCAGAACGTAGCTAATGAGGCAGGCTATACCGTCGAGAGTGGCGTTACGGCTTCAACTGAAGTAACTACCAAGCAACTGCGGGTAATGGCTCAGCGCATAAACAGAGAGATTGCGGATGCGTTTCCGTGGCCTAAACTGTATGCGTCAGGGTCAATCACGTTGGTAGCAGGACAGGCTAGTTATCAGCTCCCTGCTGCCTTTTCGTGGTACCACTATGAAACATTCTGAAACAGCTCTACTCGCTGGAGGATCTTGGGGCCAATGACTCCCCAGGAGTATGCGGAAGTTCGTGGGTATGGTCTTAACACTACCGTCTACCAACGGTTTCAAGTTCGAGGATTAACCAACAGCGAGCTGTTAATCTCTCCTACTCCTTCAGCATCACAGAACGGCAATATCATTATCTTTGAGTATATTGCGGATCGTTGCGTACGTCCTGCAACGTGGACAACTAGCACTGTTTATAGTGCTGGTGCTTATACGTTCTACAATGGCAATTACTATCAAACTACACTTGGCGGAACTTCGGGAGCTACTGTTCCAACACATACCAGCGGATCGGTTTCTGATGGTGGGGTTACTTGGACTTACTACAGAGGAGCGTATAGCGATTTCTTAGCTGACAGTGACGAAACTGTGTTCAATCAGAAAACACTTGAGCAAGGTATGCTTGAGCGTTTTGCTGAAATCCATGGACTTGATACAGTTCAGCCAAGATTCATAACTCAGATGAATGAAGATTATTCTAGGCAGCAAGTAAGTAAGATTATTTATGCTGGAGGCCATACTCGTGCAGAGTTGTTTGCAAGAGCTGGAACAGCAGTATTTGGAACTTGGACGTAACTATGGCAACGCAACCACCTCCTCCTCCAGCTAAGGGAATGACGCCACAGCAGTATTATGCAGCCCTTCAGCAGCAAGGATTGTCGCCATACCAGGCTTATACAGCCGTTCAAGCTAATTATGGCAACCCACAAGACTATGTAAATAGAGAGAACGCAAAGCAAGAACAGGCTTCTGCGATTGGGCAAACCGTTGGATCTGTTGGTGGATTGTTGGTTGGGCAAGAAGCAATTCGAGGATTTCCAAATGTATCAGGGTTGTTCAGTACTGCTCCTGCGGCAACAACAGCAACAACGGCAACAACGGCTGGAACTACAGGAGCTACGGTAGCTACCCCACAGCTTGTAGGAGCAAATGTTGTAGGTGGTCAAACAGCAGGAACTTCTACTCTTGGCTCTGTTGGCGGGATAGCCTTACCTGTGGCGGCTGCGGCAATAACTCTTAATAATGCTTGGGAAACTGGCATGAAAGATATTCTTCGTGGTCGTGGGACACGTGAGGACTATTTGAATCAAGCCGCAAACATTAGTCCTGTTGGTAGAATTGCGAATATTGGACTGCGTTTAGCTGGCAAACGGTCTATTGGACAGATGATGACC